CGCCGGTGGTGAGGTTTTTGTGGGCGTCGACTTTGGCTTGAGAGCCAGAGGCACTTTCGACTGTGCTTCCCCCTACTCCATGAACGCCAGTTGCTTGGTCCTTGTGGGCGGGGGACAGGTCGGAGTGCGTGTGGGATGCTTCGGCAAAGTCGGGTTCATGATATTCGTTGCCGTGGACTGCCATGCCCCCGCCACCTCCGCCAAGCCAAACCCATGACGAAGCATTGTAGATGTACCACTTATGCTCGTCGTCCCGGTAAAAGAGCTGGCGCTCGACGGGCGAGCCGGGGAAGCTTGTGCCGTGAACGAGCTCGTGGCTGTCCTCGCTCTCCCACTCCGTCTTGGTGAGCTCGGGGCCGACGTCTATATGCTTAAGTCCTGATTTAGCCAAAGAAAACCTCCTTAATGACTACAGCGATGATAAGCCAGGCCAGGATCCCCAGGGCCCGGCCCAACATGTAGTAGTGATGATCGCCCCTCAAGTCTTTTAGTAATTTGTCGGAAGGCTGGTGCTTCGCTGGCCAGGGGCAGAGGACCTCACAAAAGCCCTCCACCAGGGCGTGCCATTCCTGGTAGCAGTCCAGGAAGGTGCTGATGCTGGTTGTGATTCCTTTTAGAAATCCTCGGTCGTGGTTTTGTCCGTTGTTCATATTAGCGCTACTGCTCCTTGTAGTGAGTAGAACTGCTGGAGACGTTTTGTCCAGACATAGAGGGCATCGGACTGGGGCTCGAGGACCTGCTTATTGCCGTCCGGGTAGATGACCAGGTTGTAACTGTGGCCCGATTTATAGTCGATGATCACGGCGACCTGGTTAAGGTGAAAGTGGAGGTCGACATGTGCCTTGAATAAGAGGGCGAAGTTCTCGCAGTCGAACCTCTCCTTGATGTAGGGCAGCGTGTCGGTCCAGTCCCAGGCGACGATGTTCAGAAAGTTCTTCTGGTTGGTCATATAATAAGTGCCGTCCAGCGGCAGCCTGATGATGCCGAGCTGCATGGCATCGAGCTGCTGCTGTAGCCAGGCGGTGTCCTTCTGAGTTACTGGGTCGACGACTGGGGGCGTCGGCCGGGGCACCAGGAGCTCGAGCTGGCGGATTGTCTCCCTGGCTTCGGTAAGTTTGGCTGACAGGTCGGCGATGGTGGCTCGGGCGTCGAGCAGTTCGAGGGCGGCGGCTTCGTATAGCGGCTTATAGCCGGAGAGCTGTCCCAGGAAGTCTTGCCAGTTAAACATTTACCTACTTCGCCAGTCCGTTGACTATGTCCAGTGAGGACCAGCCCATAATAAAGGCTAGTGGGAAGACGTTAGCCGATGGTATTTCAAAGGCTGGTAGCAGAAATGTAGCTGCGACGAAGGACATGAAAACAGAAAACACAAACGTCCACGTATATCTGCCTTCCCATCTTAGGGTTGGTTGGTCTTCCTGATATTTCTTCTTGAAGAACGGTAATAGCGCTCTGGCCAGGCAGCCCATGAACAATCCGAATGCTGCTGCTACTTCCGCTGGGATAAAATCAATCATCTAACCCTCCTTGTCGGGCCCTGGGAGGTCCAGGAAAGCCCCTATTTACCTTTTTAGGTATCTTTATACTCAAAGTGCTCGTTCCATCCCCCTTCTTATTAGATGATGGCGCCCAGGGTGTCGGGGACGGACTTGCCTGCTTTTGTGTAATGGTTGGCCAGGTGACGGGCGGCGGCGATGATGTCCTCCGGTGAAGCCTGGACTCTCTCCCCCCGATAACCGCCTCGACTCAGGGCGGCAACCGCTGCGGGCATGCGCTCCCAGTCGACCGACTTCTCGATATCGAGGCGTCCGTGAGCTCGCATGATATCCCTGGTGTGATGGGGAAGCTTCCAGGTCTCAGGATCCTGCGGGTCGCCGACAATAGCGAAGGCTTCCTTGGGTAGGCCCTCTTTGGTTTTCGTCCTTTTAAGTGCTTCTGCTATATTAGTCATGGTTTCCTCCTTCGGTTCTCAAGCATCAAACCTCATCAATTTGCATCACTTTGTATCTAGTCGTCTTGGGTATAGAGTGTTCTCGAGGTTACCCGGCGCCCATGGGCGACCTCCTTAAGCTTGTTGTCGTAGCGGTCAAGGCGCTCTTTCCCCCAAGCCTTGTAGTTGATGGTGCCGTAATGGCCAGCGATGGTGGCTCTGTCCACTGTGTAAGCGGCTGCCGACATGGCCAGGTAACCGGTGGCGCCCAGGACTATAATCTCGTCGTGCTCGGCGGGGATGGTTGTGGACCCGGCGGCCAGCGTGTGCTTCTTAAGCCAGCGGACCCGGGCATTGCTGCCGTCACCCGCGTCCTCCATGTAGATGTGGCCAGTCCAGCGCTCGTACCTCTGGAGGTAAGCTGGGCTCTTTCCGATGGGGAACTCCACAGAGTCGACTCTGATTAACCCTGAAAGGGAGGATATGTCGAGCTCGGTGTCTCCGTCGGTGGTGGCGATATCGGTCTGCTGCTCTATGGGGGCGTGGATAGAATACTCCATAACTACTCTGTCTATGGCCCCTTCGATTTCGTCGGTCGTCCAGATGTAGTTTTGTGAGTCCGTGTCCTTAAGGTCCTCCCGGACTCTGGCTGTCATTTCTGTTAGGTTCATCTTTTAGTCTCCCTGGGGAGGGGGCTCGACTTGCCCCCTCCCCTGTGCAAAGGTAAGGAAAGGAGGTGAATATGAGGTAAGGTTTACTGCGCTTAGTCTCTCACCCCCGTCAGCATGGCGGCTTTAACTACGGAAAAAGAGGCCAGGGATACGTACCACTTGACCCTGGTGCGTGAGGCGTCCTTGGTCTCCAGTGACCCAAGGCGCTCGACCTGAATCATCTCAGGGCTGGTAAGTCCACAGACTCCCCCCTCACCCATCTGGAAAGCGAAGATTGCCGAGCAATCTGACGACGTGCCGACTGTGTAGTTGTCCTTAACCCAGTCGGAGATGGCCACAGGGATGCCGTTGAAATACTCAACGACCTGGCCGAGTGCACCTTCCCCGATTAAAAGGTTGGTGCCGGCAGCTCGGGCCAAGCCTAGGATCTTCCTGCGGGTCCGGCGGCTCATTAAGAGTAGGTCGGGCTTGCCGCCTCTGACCAGGTCAATAAGCTTGTCGATGTTGCCCAGGGAAAGGGTGAGGCCGTTAACGCCTGAGCCGAGGTAGCCCCCGAGTCGGCATGTCCAGGTAACGGTTCCATCAGTCACAGTGGCGCCCTCTACGGTGGGCCAGGTGGGTTGGGAGGTGGTCGAGGTGCCGGCGGTGGTACATTCGTACCGGAAGCCATTCTGCAAGCCGAGGATAGGGACAACGATGTCTCCCAGGGCGTAAACGGTGGAAGCGACCCAGGCTGTGCCTGCAAGAATGGTGTACAGACCGGTGGGCTGGTTGCCGGTGCCATCGGCGTTAAGGAAGGCGTTCTCGAACTCGTGCCTTATGGCCTTAGCCTTCTGCTCGATGACGGCCGCCTCAAGGTCCTGGACGTTACTCCGGGTGGCCTTAAGGAAGTTGTCAACGTCGGCGTCTCCGCCGAGGACGCAGAGGGTGGCTGAGCACTGCTCAAAGGCGGGCTCGGACTGAGTCCACGTGCCCGTTACCGGGGCATACCATCCGGCGCCAGGGAGAGACTTCTCCCGAGTATATTTCAGACTGTTACCGACAATCTGAATGAAGGGCAGCTTTCCCAGAATAGGACTGTCCTTGATTACTGTCTCGATGATACCTTTCAAGAGGATATCGGTCGAGAGTTTACTGGCTTCTACTAATGATATGGTCATGGTTAGCTAGTTCCTCCTTTTTGTTGGATTCCAGCGGCGATCTTCTCCCTGGGGGTTAAGCCCTCAGTGGATATGCCGCCCCTGGTTGGTGCTCCGGCCGGGATTCTGGCCTCTTTAGCCTGGGCCTCGAGGGTGGCCTTGACGGCTGTGGCTATGGATGACGCCTTCTTGACGGAGGCGTCTATCTCCTCGATGGTGGCGCCGGTGATGACGTCGGGAGGGATGGTAGGGTTGGCGGCCCTGGCCACCTCGAGGTATTTGGTGACGGCCTTAGTGTAGGCCTGCTTGGCCTGGGTGAGTTCGGTGGTGGCCGTCTCGCCGGCCTGGGTGACTACGGAGACTGTGGCCTGGAGCTCGGTGATGCGTTTGTCTCGGTCGGTGATGGCCACCTGGGCTGCGGCGATTGCCTTCTTGTCCTCCTCCAGCTCGGCCTTTATGGCGGCCAGTTCCCCGGCGGTGGGCTGTCCGTTGGGCTGAGGCGGTTCCTCGGGTCCTGGTTTGCTTTCTTGTGGGTTGATTTCTTCTGTCATAAATTACTCCTTGCTGTGAGTTATTACTCAGGCACTTCCATCTCCGCGGCAACTGCTCTCTCTCTCGCTCCGCCACGTGTGGACTGTGTCCTAAACTCCTTGTTCATTTCCAGGATCTTCTTCCTCTCCTCTAACCACCTGTTAAACTCCTCGTCGGGGTCCTGGACCCCCAACTCGTCCATGGCTGTCCTTCTACTGTGGACTCCCGCCTGGACTAATAGCTGCTCGTTCTGAGCCTGGCGGGCTACATCCTGCGGCAGGATGCTGCCCCACACGACACGATGCTGGACGTCATCGCTATTGAGGGCCATGTACTTCTGGGCCAGCTCAAGTATCATGTCGTTCCTCTGATGGTAGGCGTTGGTTCTTATCGTCCTTTTCCTGGTGACTTTCTGGATAAGACTCGATAGCTCGATTTGCATGGCGGTCCCTGACAGGTCCTTCTCGCCTCCTCCCCAGGCGGCCCGGGGCGCTTCTGAGATATCGTGAAGGGTTCGATATACGAGGTCGATGTAGTCTATGTGCAATCGGATTCCGCCTCCCTGGAGTAAATCTAAAAGGTAGGCTTTGGCGTCCTCGGGGATCGTCCACACGGCGCCCGGCTGGACTTTGATGTCCTCTGACGAGCCGACGTTCTCCAGGACGGCGATGGGGTTTCCTGAGAGCTCAAGGATACGGGAGAGCTGACTCAAGGCCCGGTTAAGCTCCCGCTGGGGCTGGATAAGGCCAGGGATATCAGACGTTCCCCAAAACTGCTTGGGCTCTCTGAGGTTGGGGAAGATAACGAAGGGGATAAAGCCGTAGGGGTTGGGCTTAGACTGGATAAGGTCATTGTCCAGGTAAAGCTCAAAGTCCTTGGCTGTCCAGAGCTCGGTTATGGTGGCCTGTTTCTTGCCTGTGGACTGACCATAGAGTATTTCGAGCTCGTCAGCGGTGAGGGTGTAGCGTGATGCTATTCTCCATAGTCTTGATATGTCGTCTCCCAGCCACCAGGCGAAGATGCCTGATATGTCCGGTGCTGTGACTCTGACTCTTTTCTCGTCGGAATCCCAGGTCACCTTGTAGCAAGCGTCCCCCAGGACGGCGGCGTCGACCTCGGTCTCGAAATCGAGCTGCTGGAGGTTGTTGTCCTGGTATACCAGGGCGAGGACCTGCTCGGCTGCTTTGGCCCGGTCTTTCAGGACCTGAGTGTCTTTGGCTGGGTAGCAAGGGAACGCCAGGCCCTGCATTAGAAAGCTGGTGACCTTGTCCACCGACACCTTAGCGTAGTTGAATACGAGCTGGCGATGGCGTGATGTGGTTTGCCACTGGCTGCCCTGGTAGAAATCGAGGTTGCTGCGGTAGGCCGCAAGGCGGGCCGTATCCGTGCGGGCTAATTGCGCTGGGGTGAACTCATTCATCTCTCAAGCCTCCTTTGGCTGCCCTGGGGCTGAAGTCTTTGGCGCCCTCTACTGTGAGGGCCAGGCTCATTAGGAAGTCGTCGTGCCCTTCCGAGGGGTCAACGTAGAAGTTCATGGTTTGGTTGGGGCGGTACTGGGCCCTGGCTCTCTCGAGCTGGAGCATGGTCTCCTGGTATTCGCTGGACCCGTCCCCTTTATAGAGCTTCAGCCTGCTATTGTTGACGAACGACAACAATTCAAATCCCATGTCCGATTTGCTCTTTTGAGTGAAGGTGAAGGGAATTACCCGGGACCCGAGCTCTTTTCTCAGAAAGCTGGCCACGGGTTGGCCGATACCGGTGGCGTCGACTACTACCCTTTTACAATCCCACTTTCTGAGGATATCCACTATTTGAGGATACAAGGTACTGTGAGCTATCCCTGTCCACTGGTAGTGCTCGGCGACTCTCAGGGTGGGTTCACTAAGGGAGAGCTGCGAGCGTTGGGTGATGGGTAAGCCTACCTCGGCAATGGTGATGACGGTTGAATCCAGCTTTGGCTTGGCTGCCATAAGGGCGGCCTCCCGGGTTTCCTCTCTCTCACCGGCGAGGTCAATGCCAGCGATGTAAGTGAGCTTACCCTGAGGCTCTTTAAGCCGTGGGTGGGCGCCCATCATTAGAACGATTTGCTGGCGTGTTAAAAATCCGCCTCCCCCTCTGATTGGCAATAGTAAGTATTGGGTCCTAAAGAGAGGGTGCTCGGCGCCGAGCCTGACCCTCTCGCCCTCGACGTACTGGGCGTAGGCTGGGTTATACTTGGCGACCTCGTGCCAGTCATATCTAAAGTGACGTCGGAGGCCGTCCCTTTTCTCGAGCTCAAGGTTGGTGAGCTTTATTTCCTCGAGGAGCGTGGAATCATCCCAGGTGGTGCCGTAGTGAATCGTGGTGACGTTGGTGGATGACCCCATGGGGCGGAACTCCTTCGTGTACTTCTCCTTGCTGACGTCCTGGGACTCGTCAATCTCTAGTAAAATATCGGCGGTATGGCCTACCACGGAGGCTGACTCCTCGGCTGAGAGGAACACTGCCCGGGCGCTGCCCAGGGCGATGATATATCCCATTTCGGTGTGGTAGATGCCGTCGAATCCGAACTCGTCGAGCCTCTCCCGGAGACGCTGAATCGAGATAATAGTCTGCGGCTTGAAGGTTGGCGAGCACTTGACCAGGCTGCCGCCGCTGGCCATGTACAGGGTCAGTAGGAGAAGCTCGAGGTGAGCTGATAGCTCGTTCTTGCCCCCCTGGCGGGCCATCTCCACGGAGAACGTCAAGCCCCTACTCTCCTGAATGCTGGCCAGGACTGCCCGGGCTATCTCCTGTTGGTAGGGCCTTAGTTTCATTTCTTTCCTTCATATACTTCAGGAGGGGGTTTCTCAAGCCACTGAAATTCATCCGGCTTTAAGCCAAGTTGCTCTCCATTTGTTTCCACAGATACCGCACCATAGGGGTTAATGAAGGGGACATAAATACCAGGGGCGGCAACTATGTGTCTACTGAAGGGGCAATCTCCTCTTACCTTTTGCAACACTACAATTTTGCCTGCTTGAATCATTACATTCTCCTATTCTGGATCCCAGGTTCTCATTTACCTGCTGCCTTCATCGCTATGTTTATACCTATGCCTAGGGGACCGGCGACCTCAGTGAGCACTTTAGTAATAGCCTCTTTGAGGGAGTTCTTCTGCTCCTTCGATATCTGGTACCTGGTGCGAACAAGGCGGGCGATGGTGTTGGCGGCCTCGAGGTGGAGGTCGATTCTGTCGGGCTCGTTCTTAACCAGGTCTCTGAGCTTTATGCGAAGCAAAGCGATCTCGTCGTCGATGCCCTCGACGTAGCTGGCTTCCTCCATCTCCAGCTTCTCCGCCTCGGTTAATGCCCGGCTATAGAAGCCGTGCTTACGGGCGTTTTGGTTGCCCTTGGGGGCGCCTCTTTTTGCCATTCTGATTAGTCTCCTCTACTTTCGCCTTGACTAAACCATAGACGAGAGCGTGAGCTGCGAGGTTGTAGTCTTGACGTTCGAGTGCTACTCGTAGTATCCTTAATTTCATAGCTCTGCCTCCCTTGTAGGGGCCTTGGCGATATCCCGGGCAAACTTCTCTCTTACGGCCTGGGATATCCACGCCCCGATATCGACGCCGGCCACTGATGCTCCGGCCTTGGCCAGGCGTCGGGCCTTCGGGTCAAAGTTCCTGATGTGGTAGCCCTTTTCATTCTTGGGTTTAGTATCAAGTAACGTTGACATTTTTCCACCTCTCAAAATTGTTATGAATGTCTTTCCCCGTTAAGATGGGGGCTGTGGCCGCTTCTTCGCCGGCTGGCTTCGCTTCGCTTTGCGAAATTTGGTAGCGGGTGGCACGCTCCTCTCCGAGCCTGGTGATGGTGATGGGGACCAGGGTCTCGGTACGGGGAAGGGCTTTAAGGTCGATCATCGGCTGCTCCCCGAACTCCCAGTTAACGGGCGACCCGCTAACGTATAGCCTAGCCTGATACCGCCAGCGTTTGGGGATTCGGGCCAGGCAATGGGGGCATCCCTGGCCGAGGCATAGCTCGCTTCGTTGGCCCGTCCAGTGCTTGGCAATGGTCTTGACTGAGCTAAAGTCGATGACTGCATTGACGGTCTCACCCTCTTTGATTTTGAGCCACATGGCGCCCCCTTTCGTTCATTGCTTAAGCTTAAGCTTAAGCTTTTACTTCTACCCATAGTAACACTTTTGTTTATATTGTTAAGAGATACGCTTATGCTTAAGCTTCCGTTAAGCAGCGAGACGGCATTTTTAAGGTGGCTGGGCACCATGTCAAGGTAGATAGCAGTGGTCTTGATGTCGGCATGGCCGAGGAGCTGCTGGATCGCAGAAAGGGGCACCCCTTTTTCGATAAGGGCTGTGGCGAAATAATGCCGTAGAGCGTGTGGGGAGATGTCGAGGGCTGCTGCTTTAGCATAGTTTTTGATAATTCTGTATATGTGCCTTGAGGTCACAGAGAATATGGGATTGGTGGGACTGATATTTTGGGACTGAATATAGGAGAGTAGCGGCTCCTGGAGGTCCTGGGCAAAAGGAACGACTCGGTCTTTATCCCCCTTACCGGACCTAACATAAATAAAGCCGCCTGCAATATCACAGGGTCGTAGATTGGCTAGCTCAGAGCGCCTGAGGCCGGTGAAAACAGCGGTCAGGATAATGAGCTTATCCCTCTCCTTGAGCTTAGCCCAGGTATCGGTTCGACTGTCGGCGGCCGCCATAAGCCGCTCAATGTCCCGGGCAGAGTGATATACTGGTAGGTGCCGCTGGGGGGGAAACTTCTTTTTGAAGTGAATACCGAGGTACGCTAGAAAAGATTTAATAATGGCATAGTACCCCCGGATGCTTTTTTGAGCATATCCCCTCTCCCTGAGCTCAGCCAGGAACTGCTTAGCGGCGTCAGCTGAGAGAGGGAGGCGGCGTTCCTCGAGCCATGCCTGGAAGGCTCGAAGCCTCTGTTTGTAGAGGTAGAGGGTGTAAGGGGTGAGCTCTCGCTCTGTTACTGGGTTCTCACCAAGTGAGAGTTCCGAAATGAAGTCACGGAAAGCTGCTGCTGACTCGAGTTTAGACATGACACCACCTCCTGAGGGAATAGGAGAATTATAGTGAGGTGTGTCATAACAGGTATTATGCCCGCGGGTTATGTGCTCGGAGTGATGCTTCAGCCACCCGCTCATTTTGGGGTGCCTCTGGTCCCTCGCAGCGACATTTTCCCCTTGTTCGAATAAAGAATTCATGGTAATCTCTGCTTAGAATTCGTGTGTTACTCTGGAAAATCAAATCCCGCGGGTGAGGTTTTGAGAAACCTCACTGCAAACCAAACACAGATTAAAAGGAAGCGCGGTGGCCAGAAAGGCAACCGGAATGCCTGCAAACACGGCTTCTATTCCGGTACCCTTAGCCCTGCCGAAACATCCCAACTGTGGAACATTACGAATCTGGAAGGCGTTGACCCTGAAATAGCGTTCATTCGCGTCAAGTTACAGTCTTCCCTTCAGCACGACCCTGGTAACCGCCGCGTAATCAGAGAAGCCTCCAGATTACTCGTAAAATGGTATTCTAGGGTGTCATTGCGAGGCCCGACTTGTCGGGCCGTGGCAATCTCATTCTTCAAGGTCCTATTTCTTTTTGACATTGGGATTTTGGGCTTGATTTGGCATTTGAACTTTGGCATTTGTAATTGCGCTGACCGCGTCAGTCCGCCAGCGCCCACGGCTCGCAAATATAAAGGGCAAACCGACGAAACGAATCGTGTGTATTTTAAGGGTTAAATGTGCCAGAGGTAATCGCCCTACGTACGAAAGAGAGCTGTTGAACCCCAGAAAAAATAGCAATTTTTACAAAACGAACCATCCCGGGTCCCCTCATGCTCTTCCCCCTATCCGTCGCAACCCTACACCCCGAACCTGCCCTTCAGCGGTGTAGAATCCGAGAGCACCATACGGGTCAGGCCCGCCACAAATCAGGTATCATGTCCCCGGAATACCAGAAGGGTAAAGGGTATTGACAAGTGGTGTCATATATGATACCATAATGTCACCCTGTTTGAAGTAAATTGATAACAGGGAGAAGACCGAGAAAGGAGGCGGAGTATGTTAAGGAGGTTTATGTCCTATGGCGCGCGACAAAAAATCCCTGGAGGCAATTCGACGGAATCCTAGAAATGTGGCTTTGCGTGACTTTGAAGCACTAATAAAACAGTACGGATATATCGAAGAAGGCGCAAAGCATCCAAAGGCTATCATAGGAACGCGCACGATGCCTTACAAAAGAGAAAGTCCAGTTAAATCCTGCTACGTGAAAGAGTTATTAGAAATTATTGAAGAACAAAAGGCATAACCGGTCAGAGATTACGATTAAGATGGAGATTAAAGATGGTAATTAAAGGCAATATAGAGAATGAGTTAGAATACTATGCGAAGTTGCCTTACACCGTTATCATTGAGCAATGGGATGACGGTGAGGGCCCTTATTGGGTTGCCAGGATTGCAGAGCTTCCACATTGTCTAATACACGCGGATACACCTGAGGAAGCCATAAAAGAGATTCAGGAAGTCAAAATGGATTGGATGAAGTCCAATCTGGAAAGAGGACTTCGTATTCCTGAGCCGAGACCGCGCAATTATAGTGGTCAAATCAGACTCAGGATTTCGCCTTCACTTCATAAACTGCTTGCATATAGAGCTGAAACGGAAGGAATGAGCCTGAATCAATATATGGCTACGGCGCTGGCAACGTCAGTCGGTGTAACCAGAGAGCCCACTAACTTAAGAAAGGCGAGAAAAAACACTCTGACAAAGGTGTAACCAATTCCAGGGACACCATCCTTCACAAGGTGAAGGATTAGGCCTACTACAAATCAGGTATTATGTCCCCGGAATACCTTTGATGCTGGACAAAACTGACTATTGTGACTATTGTATTGTGACCATCCCACATTAAACACGCACCCTAAACGGCAAAAGTTGTGTGTTATTGCGTCCCCACAATCCCCAACTTAATCCAGACGTACCTTCTCAAAAAAATTATTCAATAAAGCCTTAATCTATCATCAAGCTTCACTGACTACTAGGGGGGCAAACCGGATTATTTTGGGGACACAGTACCTGATTTGTAGTAGGCCTCATTGGTACGGTGTTCCTAGCATTTGAGAGAGATTAAGCGAAACAGGATAGTGCAACCTTTTTCGGCCTTCTGCATTATATTATGAAAAGAGGATGGGATGAGTAAGAAAAAGCCGGCAGGAATCATTGCAAACTTTGAGCACCGCACACAAAAACTATTGACAATCCCTTTGATAATAGTAGAATAGACTTAATAACAAATATGACTGTACGATTAATACCAATCTGGGTGGTCGCGTGTTCATCAGAAGATTTAGCCAGTTCCTGCTATGCTTACCCCTTGAATCGCGGAGGATAAGAGCCTGTGTTAATTTGGGGCGATGCTTGGTGACGGAGGTTTGATAGCGAGGAGGTGATGTGACATGAGCTGATATTTTGGGGAAACCAGACTATTGTTTTTAAAAATGTAGTTGCTCAATTTATTAGGCAAGCAGAAAGGAAGTGAGATATGAAGATAGTATTTAAGCCGAGGAAGCACCCTTACATGGCAAAGGTTGGCATCTTTTTGAGTGCGGTAGTCTTGATCGTGGGGGCAGTAAGCTGTGGTGGCGCTACGTACAGTCTCACCATGGCGGCAAATCCTGTGGGAGGGGGAGCGGCAGCTGATTTGACTGGTGCCTCACCTTACGCAGCAAACACTGTAGTCAACATAAAAACAGTAACCAACACCACCGGAGGCTACCGGTTTGCTAACTGGACTGCGCCAGCGGGCACATTCGGTAATGCCACCGCCGCGACGACTACCTTCACCATGCCGGCTCAAAACGTAACGGTCACTGCTAACTTTGTGAAGGTCTATAGCCTCACCATGGCGGCAAACCCTGGGGTGGGAGGAAACGCAACTGATTTGACTGGTACCTCACCTTACGCAGCAAACAAAGTAGTCAACATAAAAGCAGTAGCCAACACCACTGGAGGCTACCACTTTGCTAACTGGACTGCGCCAGCGGGCACATTCGGTAATGCCACCGCCGCGACGACTACCTTCACCATGCCGGCTCAAAACGTAACGGTCACCGCTAACTTTGTGAAGTGAGGGTCGCTTGACCACTTTACATACTACTTGAAGAGTGCGTCGACGTACATAGGGGATAATGTGACCCCGGAGGACCATTTTGGCGCTGTCAATGCAACAGTGGAGTGGGACGTATCGTTCTGCAACCCTGCTGAGAAGTTGTATTACGAGCCGATTTCATGAGGTTTCACCATGCCCGGCAATGCTGGCGGCTTGGTGACCCTTGAGGTGGGTGTAGGGGTGGGGATTGTCCCCACCCCTATTCATTAACTTTGCTAAAATGGGGGCAACTACAAAAATCAGTCAGTAAGGTAGTACATAGTTGGTAACTGATTGCACAAAATAGTGGATTGTGCAGTTTTCCAGTTGTCTTAAGCGCTAAAGATAAATTCAATTTGCAATTCCAGGGACACCATCCTTCACCTTGTGAAGGATTAGACCTACTACAAATCAGGTACTGTGTCCCCAGAATACCCTACGGCATTTTAGTGTTGCACAAGGCAGCGTAGTGTTCAGCGGCCGAGAGCGAGTGCAGAGCGCCGCCATTATCGTCTGTCCACTCATCGGACTCGCCCGTTATCGTCAGGCCTGGCTCCTGGCGATAGCGTCTGCTTTTTCTATGAACTTCTCTGCTGAAGCAATAACCGCTTTAGCTCCAGACTGAGAAAATTCAGCCTCATAATCGGCAGCCTCCCGAAGGTTCATGACATTGAGTAAGTCCCGAACTAACTGAGCGTCCATTTTGCCTTCGTCTACGAATAGCGCCCTCAAGGCTACAGCCAGGCAGTAGTGGCTCTTTTCACGGTAGCCCTGGGAGTAGACAAGCGCTCTGGCAGCGTGAAACATCGCATAATAGCCTTGAATAGTTGACCACTTGTATCGCTCATTTTCATAACCTGCTTTTGCATCCGACAGGTCACTTCTGGCGACTGAGAGCTCCTTCTTAACCAGTTTTTGCCTCTGGCAAAGGACACAATCTTCTTGCTTTCGAGACACTGTTTAAACTCTTGATTCACTTCTAGCCCTTTCCCATAATACTATGCCACGCTCAACTTCTTCCATGAAAGTCTGCTCTGATTCCCCTCCCTCCAATAGCTCGACAGGCGTTCTAATCACTGACTGAATATTAATATTCTCAAATCCCCTCGGGAATGTGAAATTGCTGATAACATTTGACACGTCTTTCTTGCTGTTAGATACGACGAATAAATCTAAATCACTCTCCGAATTATCTGTCCCAAGAGCACAACTGCCGTATAATATTATGCGGCTTGACATCTTCTTCAGTTCTTCTACTAGCGGTTCAACCAGCATGAGATTTACCATTTTCTTGAACTCCGTAAGGGCGGCAGTCGAGGAATCAATAGAATAGAAATACATTTTCCCCTCTCGTCGGCGCTTAATTGCACCGGCAGAATATAAGTCTTTGACGGCACGGTGTGCCGAGCCATAACCTATGCCAAGCTTGCGGGCGATTTCTCTTTCATAGAATTCCCTATCCGCGAACTTGGCAAGAAAGCTAAGGACTCTTTGGTTAACCGTAACAATAATATGTGTGCTCAACATCAGGCAATCGCTCCAATAAGGGAGTATATACTCATTATAGGGAGTGATAGTAGGGAAGTCAAGAGCTAGTACACGATTATAGCAATGACCTAACTATTGCATTCTGGCGGTTTGGTCAGCCCGGAAGGGCTTGCTTTGTGCTGATAGCATCTATCGTAGTTCCAGAGTTATCATGAGAATGCTCAACCAGCCAGAGGACACTGTGAGCAGCTGCCCTCACGGCAGTAGTTTCTGAAGATGTGAATCAGCCCTTGCTGATGACAGGCAGTGAAATCAGAAATGTCTTCAAGACAAAGCTGCTTCGCCATGTGGCGCGTTATGCAATTCTCAGTCAATTTGGGGTAATTGCGGTAAAGCTCTATAGCATTCTCTGTCAGCTTTGTCTCATTAGCTAATTCTCCCCAGGAGAAAGCAAAGGGCAATATCACGTTTACTATAATTTCACCTGCCTTGCTATTTCCCAAAAGAGCCGATATCTTTGTTTTACTTCTGACATCAAAATCGAAATGGTCCCGCCAGTAGCCATCGCCAGCCACGGTTAAACCGTTCTCCAACGCCTGGTGCCCTTTGGGCAGAGGTGCTTCTTTCACCAGCTGCAATATCCCTGCTAACAGTTTTCCTTCGCAGTAACGCTCAAGAAGGTAGCCCTGGGCGACAATGCGTCGCACTGGAGAATTGTTGGGGTATATGTGTGAGAAGTTCCAGTCACTTTCTCTCATGGTTTTAACTTTTTTACCCGCCGACTGCCATATTTGCTCCAATTCCTGGACTTCTTTTTCCCGGGCAAACTTTCCTTGCCGTCTTTGAGAAGGTAATAACCCGGCTGTGCCTAACAACAAAGCTTGCTTCAGGGCCAAGCCTTCTCTGGATTCGATAGAATTGAGTGGCATTCTGTCAGCAAGGTCTTCAAAGGGCTTTGTGTTTTTAGCATAACCCAGAGCCCTCATCATGCCTCGGAAAAGAACCTGCCCTGCCTCCTCCTTCTTAGCGAAGCGAAGAATCTCGGCTTGAAAATGCATCGCCTTCTGCTTAAACCTTTCTTCACCGGCAGTGTTCAGTAGCTTTTCTAAAGTTTGCTTGTCCATGTGGTCCAGTATCTGGCAGCAAGGAAGCTGGTGAGGCAGCAAATAAGCCTGGTGTCGCAATGCCTTCGCCAGACATAGCACGGGAACCGGTTTGCCGCTTTGTAGTAAGGTAGCTGAAGTACAATCATGCCACATCACGACATGGAGGATGACATTATTATATTCAGCATCAGAATGATGCTCATGGCTATACCAATCGCTGGATTTAACGTGAACCTCTACATCCCCTTTCGTCAAATGAAATTCATTTGCAATGACTGCATCCCGAAAATCGGGGCCGTTATCACCATTAGTCCTTCCCGGATAGATTACACTGACTAGCTCGTCTTCCGTGGAGGGCAGCTCCTTTCCCACCACTTGTTGCCATAGTAGAGCTGCTTGCTTTTCCGGGAATTTTATCCGATTACGTGTAATCATGGCGTAAAAAAATTACTTATCGCTTTGATTCATCGTGCTTCTTTCCAGCTTTGTAAGTAAAACCACTGCGCTCGGCAACTATGCTGAGCAAGGTAGCCGATGCTCCGCGAGGTCGATACATCCCCTTTTCCCATTCGCTGATCGTTTGCTGCCGCGTGCCTAATTCCTCGGCTAGCTTCACTTGAGTTAAGTTCAGATGTTGCCTCAGCGCCCGGACCTCTTCTTTACTCCATTGTTTTTTTCCCTTTTTTCTTTGCTCCATCGCTTAAAATTATACACGGTTTAGTGTAATGATTCAAGAAGAAAGTGCTAAATTTTAATAAAAACCTTTGATCTAGTTCAGATAGATGGGTGACACTTTATATGCTTGTAACATTGGGTAATAGCCTTCCGTGTCATTACGAGCCCCGACTTGTCGGGGCGTGGCAATCTCATGCCCCATCACAAGATTGCTTCGGCTGACTAAAGTCAGCCTCGCAAAGACAGAGGGGGAGAGATTGCGGAGCCTGTTCCGAAGCGTAAGCGAGGAATCTCGCTCCTCGCAATGACAAAAAAGAAGTGTCACTAATCATATGAACGAGTAAAACTTGTTGCATTTTGAGTTTTTTTGCTATAATGATGATTAGCAATCTCAAGGGCAGAGTGCTAATGTAAATCTAGGAAAGGAGGGAATATGGCTAAAATTGAACCTTTGGGAGACAGGGTAGCGATAAAACCCACACCCCAAGAAGAAGTAAGCAAAGGAGGGATAGTCTTACCGGATACAGCCAAAGAGAAGCCCCA